ACGAACCTGGCATTCCGTTCCATGCAGTTCAACCAAGACCTCTCCCAGATGGCTGCTACTGCATTGTCTGATGGTCCTATAGTTGGTAAGACCGCCTATAATCTGGCAGATAATGCTGTTTCCGGTGAGCACTATCGAGGGATATCGAGCAATGGCAGTCTTCCTGCCAGTACTATAGTTTCCTGCTGGATAGTTCGGAAGCCCAGTGCAAACCCGATAACCTACTTCAGGCTCGAAGCTGCTGATTCCGCCTATACTACTGTAATGCGGGCCATATTNACTTGGGATGCCAGTGGCAAGCCTCAGTTCGACTCATGGAATAACGTTGGCTCCCCATCTCCATCTCTNCTTGGCATCCGTCAACTGGCCAACGGTTGGTGGGCGATATATATCCGATGGACTAATGCCACTGCGTCTACGCTCGCTCAGCGAATTCAGACTCTGGATGGCAGCAAGAACGCAAGCTATGCTGGTCCCCTCGGCTCAATAGACTGTGCCTATTGGGGTTCATGGTCGCACGGAGCAATGACCTATTCAGACATCCCTCCCATAGAAACCAATGACTCATCTGCAACATGCAATGGTGATAGCGTCAACCTACCATCTGGTCTCACACAATATCTCACGAGGCCGTTCACCATGCTGGCCGTAGCTGATAGGCTCACGCCATCTGCTGGCTTTTACAACGTCTGCGCTTCTATCTTCTGGGCATATAGTGCAGATTATGTTAGTCATACTCTTTCCTATGGAAATCGCATAGATACCGATGTGTATATTAATTCAAAGCGGGCTAGGGTATATACCGGTAATATCTATGACTATGACTCTCTCATCTGCCATGCATCAACCTATAAGCCCAACGAACTGGTGGTGGCTGGCAATGGCTCCATCATAGGCACTAGTACCTCCTGTGATTCAATGCCCTCAGCTAACGGTAATATATCTATTGGCTCTAGTGGCGCAGAAGGCAGTCGTATCCGCCTTGCAGTCATTCTGCCTTGGCTGCCGAAGGACGAGCTGGTCCGACTCACGGGCCTGCTGTCGAGGGTAGCGGCATGAACGATATTCTGGTCCTTACGGAATCTCCCAGCCTGCTCCTCAAGGTCTGCGAGCGAAATGGCGAGCCTCAGGCTTCTAAATCAATTCATGCTATCGGCCATAGCCGATATGCCGTCTTCCTCCGCGTAAGCGATGGCCTTCTGGACCTTCTCGAAAAGACCGACATCGAGGTCCTGAGGGATTTTGGCAAAGTCCCGGAGGACATATTTCCGGAGCTTCTTCGGAAGATGGAGTGAACATGTGGATTCTGACAACCAATCCTGAGAAAGTCAAGAGCATCATGGAGGCCCATGGCCATTCTATGGACTGGCCGTCTACGACCTTTAACACGTCCAAGGGCACTCTTATGCTCATTCTAGCCGATGACCAAACCTCTGGTATCATTGCTGCTATGGATGAAGTCCTGTCAGTCTGGCACAACTACGCTGATGTGCCTGAGGACATAGCTGGGCCGGTTGAGCCTGTTGTGGAATCCGGTCGGATTCCAGAGAGGAGGGAAGGATGCGAAGCTGGAGAACAACCGTCTGTGGGGTCCTGAGCATCATTGCTGCCGGCATTACTCTCATAGCTATTCCGCTGCTTGATGCCGACCCCGGTACTATGCCCAATTGGAGCGCCTTTGGCGTAGCCGCTGTTGCAGGCATTGGCCTTATCTTTGCCCGTGACAATAATAAGTCCTCTGAGGACGTAGGCATCAAATGATAGCGAAGGCCATAGGCCAGTTCTTGGGAGCCGTCCTTGCAGAATGTGCTCCAGTCTTGGTGGGGATTCTAGCTTATGCTATCCGCGAAGCGATGTCGGATACTGTCGAAGACAGTCCTGCTGATGATGCTCTCAAGCAGCGTCTTCGTGAGCGGTTGCGTGCGTACTATTCTGGTCCCTCCGGGAACTCCGGTTCGCCTTCGGGCACCAGTGAGGGCCAAAATCTGGGTCAGGGGTAAGGATGGAGTCGAAGTCCCCTCGGAAGCTGTGCTTCCCGAAGGGTGGTACTGTATAGGGCCTGAATGATGAGTGAATCCGAGATTCGTCATGAGTTGTCGCTCCTTCGGGAGGAAATGTCCTCCCGCTTCTCAGAACTTACCGACTTGCTGGAGAGGCGGAATCAGCTTTGCTTGGAGCATTCAAAGATTCTTGCGAAGCATGAAGCTCTGCTGGGCAACGGGAATACCCTTGGCAAGGCCCTGATGAAGCTCATAGCCATCATAGGCACAATCGTGAGTATTCTGGCCGCAGGCTTCATAGGCATGAAAATTACGGAGGCTGGCCATGCTAAGACGAGTGAAGGGCGGGTGGGTGGTAGTTCATTGTCACGGTCGTGATGCTGGCAAGTGGATTACGAAGCATCCGGTCTCGAAGGCCAAGGCCCTCTCCATCCATAGGGCCATAGAGGCTAGCAAGGCTCGGAGGGGCAGATGAGGAATAGTCGTATCATAGACCTGTGGCTTGAAGGTCGGAATAAGACTGCCATAGCTCAGGAGCTTGGCATATCACCCTCAACTGTCAGCCGGGTTCTCTCCTCACCTCTGGCGCAGGCCGAGATAGCTCGCAGGGCCAAGAGGCGGACCGAGAAGCTGGATGATGAATACGCAGTAAGGATAGACAATGCCCGTAAGATTCTTTTGGGAGCTGTTGAGGAGGCTGCCCAGAAGCAGACTGAGCTTCTGAAGAATCAGGACCCCCGTGTTCAGCAACGTGCGGCTGATGCCATTCTCGACAGGGTTCTGGGGAATGAGCCTAAGCCTCAGTCGGCTTCACTGGATGAGGAGCATATCAAGCTTCTCATAACGGCCTTCAGGGAAAGTCATGGATAACATCGAAGATGTCCGAAGGATGGCTCTGGACGACCTCTACTTCTTCGCCAAAGGGGTCTTGAAGAATTACCGTCTTACTCCATCCCTGCATCTGCCCATATGCCGCATGCTGGAGGGTGATGGGAATCGGTTCCTCTTTGTTCTGCCCAGAGGCTTCCTGAAGACCACCCTCATAAGCCAGGCTTATCCGCTCTGGGCTGCCGTCCGGAATCCTGATATTCGGATTCTTCTGGCCCAGAATACCTATAGCAACGCTGTTAAGAAGCTGAGGACTATCCGGAACATCATTGAGACCAACGACTTCTTCCGAACTCTATTCCCAGAAGTCCTTCCGGATGAGACCTGCATCTGGAAGACTGACAGCCTTCAACTGAAGCGTAAAGGATCATTCTCCGAAGGAACCTTCGAGGCTGGGGGTATCCGGACGCAGGTCGTCTCCCGCCATTATGACATCATCATCGAAGATGATACGGTCAGCCCTGAGCAGGACCAGATGGGTGGGGTGAATATCATTCCCGACAGGGAGGATATTGAGAAAGCCATCGGCTATCATCGCCTCGTTACTCCATTGCTAACCAGCTTCTCGAAGGGCCGTATCATCGTGGTCGGAACCCGATGGTTCGAGGATGACCTCATATCATGGATTCAGAAGAATGAGCAGTATTACAGGGTCTATGAGCGAAAGGCTATCGAAGACGATAAGCCTACGTATCCGGAGCAGTATCCTCTTGAGACTCTTGACCAAATCAGGCAGTCCCTTGGACCGTATATGTTCAACTGCCTCTATCTGAACCAGCCGACTCGGTCCGAGGACATGGTTTTCAAGCCTGAGTGGATTCAATATTATGAGAATCCACCTACGGTGGACCCTGTTATAACTGTGGACCTTGCCGGTGATCCTGCTGTTCAACGGTCAAGCTCCGACTATAACGTAGTTATGGTAGCTGGTAAGGACTATAGCACCGGCCGGCTTTATGTCCTCGATTACTGGCGTGAACGCTGTGGTCCGGGCCCTGTTGTAGACGCCATATTCCAGCTTGCTGAGAGGTGGAACTGCAAGCGAGTGGCTATTGAATCCATAGGATATCAGGCCAGCATGCACTACTGGTTGAAGGAGCAGATGATGGGCCGTGGGCAATGGTTCGTCATAGAACCTCTCCGGTCCTCCCATAGGTCGAAGAACAGCAGGATTCTGGGTCTTCAGCCCTGCTTTGCATCAGGAACTATGTTCGTCAGAACATGGATGAAGGACCTTGTCTCTGAGCTTCTGGCCTTCCCGTCGGGAACTCATGATGACCTGATAGATGCACTGGCGTATCAGCTTGAGTTCCATAGGCCATCGGCCAAGGTGCAGGAGAAGAAGAAGGCCAGGCTTGACCCATTCTCGCTGGAGGCTGCCATTGAGGAGCTTAGGGGGAAGTCTAAGAGGCATCATGCCTTATATTGGAGTACCTTATGAAGAACCGTGAGTGGCTTGAGAACATTGAGCATGGCAAAAACTTCCGCAAGAGGTTTGGGAAGGAGAATCAGTGGAATAGGCTTGAGGACCTGTTCTATGGGACTGACAGGAATCAGGACCATGAGGGTCCGAACCTCATAGCCAGCACCGGTGATTCCCTGCTGAGTCAGCTCTGTATTCAGTACCCATATATCATAGTCAAGCCTGCCGACTATCAGTCTGTCAAGACCGCACCCATATTGGAGGCTGTTGATAACCAGCTCATCGAAGATATGCGCCTCTATCCGGAGATAGAGAATGCNATCCTTAATGCCTACCTCTTCGGGACAGGATTCCTGAAGGTCGGTTATGACTCCGAATGGGGTTTTGATACCGAATTTGATGCCGGAGGCGGTGAAGCTGAGATTGGCATGTCCCTGACGCAATTCGGGAAGAAGGGCAAGAGGCTGGAATTCGATGCTCGGATAAAGCCTGGCATGCCGTGGGTAAAGTCCGTGTCGCCTCGCGATATCATAGTCCCGTGGGGAACCAGAACTCTCTATGATGTNGAGTGGATAGCCCATAGGTGTGTCCGTCGGTTNGACAGCCTTAGGGAGGACCCGAAGTATAATGTCAAGGGCATGTCTCCGACTCTCAGCCTCGCTGAGGCCATAGGTGCGACTACCGTAGATGACAGGCAGAAGGAATACCTTGAGTTCTATGAAATCCACGATGTGACCAATGGCATGATAATCTGCGTAGCACCCGACTTCCCTGATATCAAGATGCGTGAGCAGGAGAGTGTTCTATACGAGGCTGGATATCATCCCTTCGTGGCTATATCCTTTGTCCCATCCACGAAGTCAATATGGGTTCCGTCGGATGCCTTTAGGCTTCTGAATGAGCAGGCCGAGCTGCTGGATATCTGCAACACGTTGTGCAAACAGCGCAGGCTTTCGAACCTGCGGTTCTTCTATGATAAGACGAGGTTGACGCAGGAGGAGGTGGATAACTTCATCGAGGGTGAGGCCGGCATAGCCTTTGGCATTGATGGGGGCCTTAGGGATGCCATTATACCGCTGACGCCCCCGAATAACAATATGATTCTCCAGCAGGAGGCTGAATATGTCCGGCGGAATGCCCGCGAGGTGGTTGGCCTTAGCCGGAACCAATTTGGTGAATACGAAGTAACTGGTCGGAGGACGGCCTATGAGGCGGCCATAGTCCAGCGCGGAAGCGAGACGAGACTTTCCCGCAGGGAAGGCTTGATTTCCCGGACATACGGTGATATATTTGCTAAGGTGAACAGTTTGATTTTCAAATTCTGGTCGCTTCCGAGGTTCGTGCAGGTGGCCCGTGACGATTGGAGGCCGGTCATAGGGCAGGAGCTGAAGGGGACGTATAACTACAAGATACGGCTTGCCACAGAAGCAGTAGCCTCGCAGGAGCAGAGGAAGAATGCAGCCATGCAGCTCTATATGCTCCTGAGTCGGGACCCAAGCATGGACCCCATCAAGCTGCGTGAACTTGTGGCTAATGCCGTAGGCGAGGACTTGAACCTTGGTGAGGTATTTTCAGATGCCGCTTTACGAATTCAGATGTCAATGCGGGGAGCAGGTGGAAATTCCCAGCAGGGAACCTCCCAAGTGCCGGTGCGGCCGGATAATGGAGAGGGTGTTCTCAATTCCGGTGGTAATCAGCAAGGGGCCGGGTAGAAAGGATAGGGCGGTAAGATGGCCATTGACGCTGGAAAATCTGGGGCCGGAGCCCATGACGTTCCGGTCAAGCAGGGAGCTTCGAGACTTCAAGAAGAAGTACGAGGAGGAGCACAGGTGCCAGCTTACTCTCGGTGCCCTGGATTGACGATTTATAAGGCTGAGACCGGAGAGTGGAAGGTTGAGTGGGAAAGTCTGCCAGCTCCGTCGGAGCTGAAGGCTCTTCAAAGGGCAATAGCCGTGTCGTATGGAAGGGCATTCAGGTTGAGCAGAAGAAAGGAGAAGTACAATGTCTGAGGACCAGGTTGATCTTGAGAAGCTCTTGAGTGGTGAGCCTTCGGCAGAGGAAAAGCCTCAGCCTCCGGCCGAAGAGAAGCCTCCGGCTGATGAGAAGCCTAAGGCTGAGGAAAAACCTAAGGAAGAGCCAAAGGCTCAGGAGAAGCCGCAGGATGACATTGAAGCCCTGCGGCAGACAGTTAAGGAGCTGAAGGAAAAGGTTGAGCTGCTCAAGAAAAAGGATGAGCTTGATGAGGCTGAGAAGGTCAAGCAGGCTGTGGCAGAATGCCGGAAGAAGTTCAAGGATTTTGACCTCTTTGGAGAGGACGTGCTTAAGATAGCACACGAAGTGGAGAAAGAGGGCAGGGTTCCATTAAGCTTGGAGGAGATGTACCTTGTGGCGAAGGCCAGAAGGCAGAGGCAGGGAATGCTGAGGCGCACTGATGAGATCGAGAAGCCTGGGTCTGGAGAAGGGAAGAGAAAGAAGCAGAACTTCTCAGAAGCGCTTACTTCAGCATTGGAGAAGGTTGAGATAGGAGAATAAACTATGGGTATACCATCGTTTACTACCCAGCTTGACGACCTCTTCCTGAATACCTGGCTTGAGATTGCCAAGGAGGCGGAGGACGTCGCTTTGGGAGAGCACCCCGTATGGGGCACGCTGAAGGCCAAGGGATGTTTCAAGCCGCAGGAAGGTGGGGACTACATTACCAGAAGGGTTCGGTACAATCTGCCTGAGACCCAGACGTTCCAGAAGGGTACTCAGTTCACCGCGCAGGACCCGAACCTTGAGACGATGGCGATGTGGCCCTTCCGCTTCTGTGGTGTGGACGTGACTCGCTCTGCTACTGATGACAGGGCCAATCGCGGGAAGTACAGGATTAAGGAATACGTTGCTGAGAAGCTGACGGCTGCCAAAGATGCCCTCAGTGAGCGGTTCGAGGAGAAGGTCTTCCAGACTTTCAACTCCGATGAGTCGGGTACTGAACCGGCTTCGCTGAATGACATCGTCGCTCCGTATGCCAGCAGGACCACGGGAACTCTTGGCAAGATTGACCGGAGCAATTCGTGGTGGCAGGCGAATTATAAGGCTTTCACTACGCCTATTGCTGTCAACCTTGTCAGCGACATGAGGAACCTGTTCAACACTGTGAGTCAGGGAGGGAAGACCGTTCCGGACATCATCATATCGAGTCAGAATCTATACGAGATGTACGAGGACTTCGGTGTTGAGGGCGCTCAGATTGTGCTGGCCAGGAATCTGGACCTGTCCTTTGAGACCCAGATGTT